GGCAAGCGGCTTGCAAGGGAACAGCGTAAGTGGGAGCGTGAGCAAGCCCAGCGACTGGAAATGGCTCAAGCGCAGAAAGCGGCAGCCCCGCCTTCTGATCTAAGCGCCGACCAGTTCAACACCTACGAAGACTACGCAGAGGCTTTGGCCGAACGTAAGGCGGAGGAGTTGTTGGCAAGGCGGGAAACCGCCAGGCAGCAGCAGGCATTGCTCGAAAACTACCACGACCGTGAGGAGTCAGCGCGGGACAAGTACGACGACTTTGAACAAGTCGCCTACAACCCCAATCTGTCCGTCACGGAGACAATGGCGCAAAGCATCCAAGCGTCCGACATTGGCCCCGATGTCCTGTATTGGCTCGGTTCCAACCCGAAGGAAGCGGATCGCATTGCCCGGCTGCCGCCCATCTTGCAGGCTAAAGAGATCGGAAAACTTGAAGCCGGCATGGCCTCAAGCCCGCCGGTTAGAAAGACTTCAACCGCCCCGGCACCGATTGCACCTGTCACAGCCCGCGCCTCTGGCGCACCGACGTATGATACGACCGACCCTCGTTCGACCAAGTCGATGAGTACGTCGGATTGGATCGAAGCGGAACGGATGAGGCAGATCAAGAAGTACGAGGCACAACGCAACCGTTAATTTGGGACTACCACCATGGCTAACTCAATTCTTACTATCGACATGATCACGCGGAAGGCTCTGGAAATTCTGGAGAACAACCTCGTGCTCACCCGCAACGTGAACCGTCAGTACGACGACAGCTTTGCTGTCGAAGGTGCCAAGATCGGTTCGACCCTGCGTATCCGTCTGCCCGACCGCGCTCTGGTCACGGACGGCGCTGCCCTTCAGGTGCAGGACGACAACGAACAGTTCACCACGCTGACCGTTGCCAACCAGAAGCACATCGGCGTGAACTTTACGACCGCCGAACTGACCATGCAGCTGGACGACTTCGCAGAGCGCGTGCTGAAGCCGCGTATTTCGCAGCTTGCCTCCAGCATCGACGCTGACGTGGCCAATGCGTTCAAGACCATCGGCAACACGGTCGGCACCCCCGGCACCACCCCGTCCACTTCGCTGGTTCTGCTTCAGGCCCAGCAGAAGCTGAACGAAAACGCTGCCGTGATGTCGCCGCGCTACGCGACGGTCAACCCGGCTGCCAACGCTGGCCTGGTTGAAGGCATGAAGGGCCTGTTCAACCCGACCGACACCATCAGCAAGCAGTTCAAGAACGGCATGATGGGCACCGGCGTGCTGGGCTTCGACGAAATCAACATGTCGCAGTCCATCAAGCAGTTCACCACCGGTTCGCGTACTGCTACCGGCGGCACGACCTCGGCGGCTGTTACGGCTGAAGGCGCCACCACCATCGCCATTACCGGCGCTGGCGCAGCGGCTACCGTCAAGGCTGGTGACGTGTTCACCGTTGCTGACTGCTTTGCTGTGAACCCGCAGACCCGCGAAAGCACTGGTTCGCTGTTCCAGTTTGTCGCTCTTGCGGATGTCACGTTGGACGGTTCGGGCGCCGGCAACATCACCGTTGCGGCGGTCTACTCGGCTACCAACGCGCTGGCTACTGTGAACTCGTTGCCGGGCAACAGCAAGGCCGTCGTGTTCGTGGGCGCTGCCAGCACCCAGTACGCGCAGAACCTGGTGTACCACAAGGACGCCATCACCTTCGCCACCGCCGACCTTCTGCTGCCGCAGGGTGTCGATATGGCGTCGCGTCAGGTGCATAACGGCATCAGCCTGCGCGTTGTTCGTCAGTACGACATTAACAACGACCGTATGCCTTGCCGTATCGACGTTCTGTACGGCTTCAGCACGATCCGTCCGCAGATGGCTTGCCGCGTCTGGGGCTAACCTGAAACAGGCCCCCGGTTCGCCGGGGGCCAACTTCTTTGAAAGGATTCTACGATGTCTCTCCCCAATGGCGGCGGTGGTTATCAGGTCGGCGATGGCAACCTGGACGAACCGCTTATCGACGCAATTCCGCTCCCGCTTTCGGTTGCTTCGACTGCAACCCTGACCGCGGCCCAAGTGCTGAACGGCATCCTGCTGGTTGGCAGCGGCGCTACTACGGCGCAGACCTACACGCTGCCGACCGTGGCGCTGCTGGAAGCCACTCTGTCCAACTCGGATAAGGTTGGCACGTCCTTCGTGTTCCGCGTGGTCAACCTCGGCACGTCGTCCGGCACCGCAATTATCGCTGCTGGCACTGGCTGGACGGTTTCGGGTTCGCTGACCATGACCGTTCCGGTCACGACCGGCGCGACCATGATTGCCCGCAAGTCTGACGTCGGCGCTTGGACGCTGTACCGCGTCAATTAATGGGTTAGCCCCGGCCTTCGGGCCGGGGCAACTTTTTAAGGGGTTTTAACATGCCAAATACAAAAGCCGTCGGTGTAGCTTATGCCGATCCTGAGTTTGAAAGCGTTACCGTTAGCGGTGCTGTCACCGTTAGCGGTGCTGTTACCGTTAGCGGTGCTGTTACCGCTACGTCAATCGCTGCCAGTAATGATCTTGGCTACACCGCCGCAGCACAAGGTACGGTCACGCAGTTGACCAGCAAAAGCACGGCAGTTACGCTGAACAAGCCGGCTGGCGTGATCACCATGAACAACGCTTCGTTGGCCACGGCCACCAACGCCACGTTCACGCTGAACAACAGCCTGATCTCGGCCAACGACACCGTGATCCTCACAATTGCTGGTGGTCAGGCCACCCCTGGCTCGTACAACGTGTTTGCAAACTCGCTGTCAGCCGGTTCGGTCAGCATCACTTTGCGTAACATTTCCGGCGGTTCGCTGTCGGAAGCAATCGTGATCAACTTCGCGCTGATCCACTGCGCCTAACGAAGTGGGCGGCTTTCGGGCCGCCCATTTTAAGGATTTTTTATGGCAGTCATTTATCTGGTTCACCCGACGCACGGCGCCAAGGTCGCGATCTCCAACGAGGAAGCGAATTTGGATGCATTCGACGGCTGGGAACGCTATGATGTGAACACGTCATCTGTGGTGACGGACGATGACGAGGACGAAATCGTCAACGAGATGGCGGCACCGAAGCGGCGTGGACGCCCCCGCGCAAAGCAGGAAGACTGACCAATGACCAGCGCCGGCGACATCATCAACGGGTCACTGCGGCTTTTGGGTGTCCTGGCCGAAGGCGAAGTGCCGTCAGCCGAAACGTCGCAAGACGCTTTGACCGCCATGAACCAGATGATTGATAGCTGGAACACAGAGCGGCTGGCGGTCTTCGCCACGCAAGATCAAGTGTTCACATGGCCCGCGGGCCTGCTGTCGCGCACGCTGGGGCCGACTGGCGATTTCAACGGCAACCGCCCGGTGTTGCTGGACGACAGCACCTATTTCCGCGACGCCAGCACCGGCATCAGCTACGGCATCAAATTCATCAACCAGCAGCAGTACAACGGGATTGCGGTCAAGACGGTTACGTCAACCTTTCCCCAAGTGATCTTTGTCAACAACACGTTCCCCAACATTGAGATGTACATCTATCCGCGCCCGACGCGCGCGCTGGAATGGCACTTCATCTCTGTCGAGGAACTGACCAAGCCTGCAACGCTGGCTACCCAACTGACGTTCCCGCCGGGCTATCTGCGGGCGTTCCGCTACAACCTCGCCTGCGAAATGGCACCAGAATTTGGCGTCGAACCGTCGCCCCAGGTGCAGCGAATTGCCATGACCAGCAAGCGCAACCTCAAGCGCATCAACAACCCTGACGACATCATGTCCATGCCGTACAGCATCGTGGCGACGCGCCAGCGGTTCAACATCTTCGCGGGTAACTACTGATGAAAACGCCGATCCTTGGGTCGGCGTATGTCGCTCGAAGCGTCAACGCCGCCGACAACCGCATGGTCAACCTGTTCCCGGAAATCGTGCCGGAAGGTGGCAAAGAACCGGCGTTTCTCCAGCGCGCGCCCGGTCTGGTGCGGCTGTTGACGGCTGGCACCGGCCCCATTCGCGGTCTTTGGCAGTTTGGCCTCTACGGCTATGCTGTGTCTGGTAGCACGCTGTACCGGATTGACAGCAACTGGAACGCGGTCGCCAAAGGCACTGTAAGCGGCACCGGCCCTGTCAGCATGGCCGACAACGGCACGCAGCTTTTTATTGCCGCTAACCCAGACGGCTATATCTACAACGCCGCTACCGACGTGTTTCAGCAAATCACAGACCCGGATTTCCCCGGCGCAGTTACCGTAGGTTATATCGACGGCTATTTCGTGTTCAACGAACCAAACAGCCAGAAAATTTGGGTAACTTCGTTGCTGGACGGCTTGTCCGTTGATCCGCTGGAATTTGCCAGCGCCGAAGGCAACCCCGACAACCTAGTGGCTATCTTTGTTGACCACCGCGAAGTGTGGGCGTTCGGCACCAATTCAACCGAAGTTTGGTACGACGCAGGGCTGCTCGATTTTCCGTTAGCGCGCATCCAGGGCGCTTTTAACGAACTCGGTTGCGCTTCGCCGTACAGCATCGCCAAGATGGACAACCAGATTTACTGGCTTGGCAAGGACGCCCGCGGACAAGGTATGGTCTTCCGGGCCGCCGGGTATATGGGTCAACGCATTTCAACCCACGCTATCGAATGGCAGATGCAGGAATATTCCGACCTGTCGGACGCGGTTGGGTACACATACCAGCAGGATGGCCACAGCTTCTATGTGCTGAACTTTCCGTCTGCCAACACGACGTGGGTGTTTGATGTGGCGACCGGCGCGTGGCACGAACGCGCGTCGTTCCAAAACGGCAATTTTAATCGCCACCGCGCTAACAGCCAGATGTTTTTCAACGCCACAAACGTTGTCGGCGACTACCAAAACGGCAAGATTTACAAGTTTGATCTGGATGTGTATGCCGACGACGGTGCGATCCAGAAGTGGTTGAGATCGTGGCGGGCGTTGCCAACCGGCGCTAACAACCTGACCCGCACCATCCAGCACGCAATGCAGCTAGACTGCGAAACGGGCGTGGGCTTGAATACTGGTCAAGGCAGCGACCCACAGGTTATGCTGCGTTTCTCTGACGACGGCGGCCACACATGGTCAAACGAGCATTGGAAATCAATGGGTGCGATTGGCCAATATGGAAAGCGCACAATCTGGCGCCGCTTAGGTGCGACTATGAAGATTCGTGACCGCGTGTACGAGGTATCTGGTACAGACCCGGTTCGTATCTACATCATGGGCGCGGAACTCATTCTGAGCGGGACGCGGGCCTAATGGCGCTTCCTCCAATCAACCCTACGCAGCTTACGCCGCCCCGCGTCGCGTTTATCGACGAGCGGTCGGGCGCGATCAGCCGTGAATGGTACAGGTTTTTTCTGTCGTTGCTGACCGCGACGCAAACCAACCAAGAAGAAACATCGTTAGTACCTGATGTTAGCTCGTTGTTGGCAACGTATGATAATATTTTGGCGTCCGTGGCGCAAACATCTGAAACTGCTTCCAACGGTATGGTTACGAGCCTGGAAAGCAGCCTAATCAATCTGCAAAACGCTTTTGGTGTTACGCCGCCTGATCTCGGCGGCACCGTCACTTCGGTCGCTGCGTCCGGCGGTTTGACCGGCCTAACTTTTACTGGATCGCCGATTACGACAAGCGGCACGCTCACGCTTGGCGGCACGCTAAATGTTGCATACGGCGGCACAGGCCAAACTTCGTATACTGATGGTCAGCTTCTGATCGGCAATAGCACCGGCAATACGCTGACCAAAGCCACGTTGACCGCAGGCACCAACATCACCATTACCAACGGCGCAGGCTCTGTTACGATTGCAGCTACGGACGCATTCACCGGGACGGTTACAAGCGTTTCAGTTACTTCAGCAAACGGCTTTGCAGGAACCGTAGCAAACGCGACAACGACGCCCGCCATTACGCTTTCGACCACAGTTACTGGTTTGGTAAAGGGCAACGGCACGGCTATTTCCGCTGCGTCTGCTGGCACCGACTATGTCGCGCCGGGGGCAATTACCTCTAGCGGCCTGACTATGGCGACGGCCCGTTTGTTGGGCCGCACAACGGCGTCCACTGGCGCAGTGGAGGAAATTACTGTTGGAACTGGATTGCTGCTTTCTGGAGGGTCACTAAGCAATTCAGCACCAGATCAAACTGTCACTCTGACGGCTGGAACTGGGATTTCAATCAGCGGCGCATATCCGTCGTTTACAATCACGAACACCGCTCCAAACCAGATTGTTTCGCTGACGGGCGCTGGAACAACGGTTGTCACCGGGTCATACCCAAACTTCACAATCACATCAAACGACCAATATGTTGGAACGGTCACCAGCGTTTCTGGCACTGGGTCTGTCAACGGCATCACGTTGACCGGAACCGTCACATCGTCTGGATCGCTAACGCTTGGTGGAACTTTATCTAACGTCTCACTGACCACCCAGGTCACCGGAACATTGCCTGTCGGAAATGGCGGCACAGGCGCCACTACGTTTACCGCTAACGGCGTTCTCTACGGCAATACAACATCTGCTGTAGGCGTCACGGCTGCTGGCACGACAGGCCAAGTGCTTATCGGCAACACTGGCGCTGCACCTTCTTGGGCGGCGCTCTCCTCAAACGCCGTAACATCTATCAGCTTTGGAACAACCGGCCTTACACCTTCGACAGCCACTCAAGGCGCAGTCACTGTTGCTGGTACCCTTGCCGTCGCAAATGGCGGCACAGGCACATCTACGGCGTTCACGACAGGCTCTGTCGTTTTTGCGGGTGCATCCGGCGTATATTCCCAAAGCAACGCCAACTTTTTCTGGGACAACACCAACGCCCGTCTTGGCCTTGGCACTACTGGCCCATCGCAGCGTCTTCATGTTCGCCAAGACTTAAACGGCACAATAGGGGTGCTGATCCAAAACCGCAACGGCAGCGGCACACCGATAGCGGCAGTGCAGTTTGTTACCGGCGGTCTAGACTTAAGCGATAACCGCTACGCGCAGATAACTGCTGAAGGCGGCGGAAGCACCATTATGAAGTTTTGGACTTCGAATGGCGGTGCGCCTACAGCCAAACTCACTATCGCGGCGGGCGGTTCGCTGACAGCACTGGGCGTCTATGATAACACCGTGGGCGCGACAAACCGGGATGTGTTCGTAGATAATACCGGGTTGATAGGCTATGTCCCTTCAATTTTGGCGTCTAAAACGGAAGTCAATGATCTGACTGATGCGTCGTGGCTTTACAGTCTGCGGCCAGTTTCGTTCCACTACCGTAAGCGCGACGAAAACGGTCTATACACCGACGAAGCAGAAATTCCGTTAGAATATGGTTTGATCGCAGAAGATGTCGAAACCATTAACCCAGAACTGGTGTTTTACGATGAAACACCAAAGGGACTAGAACTTCGTGGTGTTAGCTACAGCAAATTGATTATCCCTATTCTTGCTGAATTGCAGGCATTGCGTTCGCGCGTCGCTGAACTTGAGAAGGCTGCGACGCTATGATACACCGTGGCGGTCTGACGAAAGGCTAGAGTTACATGGCGACCATCTCTCCGCAGCCTAAGCTGCAATTTTTTACCGCCAATGGCGTCCCCCTTTCGGGCGGAAAGCTGTACACTTACGCAGCCGGAACAACGACGCCCCTAGTGTCTTATACCGATGCCGGCGGCGCGACGCCCAACGCCAACCCCGTTATTTTGAACTCACGCGGCGAAGCGTCGGTATGGCTTTCCAACGCCAACTACAAGTTCAAGCTGACAGACAGCACCGACGTAGAGATTTGGACTGTTGATAATATCGATGGATCGGCGCCTGCTTCCCTGGCTACGTTGGCTGCGTCCAGCGGAGCCAGTTTGATTGGCTATATGCCCAATGGCGGTACGGCTACCACGGTTCAGAATAAGCTACGCCAGTTTGTCACGCCGTTTGATTTTGGCGCCGTTGGCAACGGCGTTACGGATGACCGCGCGGCACTGAAAGCGGCGTTGGAAAGCGGTTACCCGGTCGATGGCCGCGGCTATACCTACGCTATCAATGGGTCTTGCACTCCGCTATCCATCGTCGGATTGCAGAACGCTAACCTGGTTCAGACAGGCGACCGTTCGGCAAGCAACGCTCAAACACTGAACCTTGTCGGCCTTTCAGATTTTTATCTGAATGATCTGGTCATCAACATGGGTACAGGCATCACCACGCTGTTTCAGGATGACGGAAACAGCGGCCTCTATATCGGCGGCACTGACTATCTAACCTACGTACAGAACTTCCGCGTAAATAACGTCACTGTCACCGGCAACGGCTGCGGCGCGGGAATCCAAATCCGCCACGCCAAGCGGTTTTTTGTTGATGGTTGCCTAGTGCATGACCGCGTTTCTGGCTCATCGCCAGACCCGACCAATGACAGCCAAAACGGTATTCAACTTTTCAACTGCGCCAACTTTACGTTGTCAAACAGCCAAAGCTATAATCTGAAAACGCGATTGTCGGGCGTTAATACGCTTAAATGGACGCGCGGGTTTTTGTTTGTTGAAATCCGTGACTGCACGATTGTTGGCTGTAACAGCACAGAGGTTGACCAAGGCTACGATTTTTCTGGCGCGTATGTATCCGCAAATAACTACATCGGTAACCGCCGTTGGACTCTAAGCGGATGCACGGCAAATGGCTGCGGCACATTCGGGTTTAAGTTTGCCAATGTGACCCGCGAAGGCGTAGTGACCGGGTGCATTGCTAATGATTCTGCGACGGTTGGGTTTATATTTTCCGGCAGTTCGTCCGCGCTTCCGGTGGGCCTTGAAGGTTACAACACCCAAAACATTGACGTTGTTGGGTGTAAGGTAGTCAATGTTCTCGGAACTGGCTGGTCTAGTGCTTTGGCCCAAGGCTTTCGCGTTGCAGAAAACGCGGTCACAGCTACATATCCTCGCGGTATCCGCTTAAAAAATTGCGCGGTTCTGGATACGCAGGCAGTTACCACAACGCTGAACGGATATATCAGCGACGTAACTAACGTCGTATATCCGACCGCTGGCTATGACCAAAACAATTCCAACACAATGTCGGGCTGCACAGCTACGGCTAATATCGCAACGTTTGCGTCGGGAACTATCGGGCCTAATATTTGTCAAGTCACAAGCAGCACTACGCAATCTCTGGCGGACATGACATGGACTGAACTCAACTGGAACGTAAACACATACGATACATCAGGGCTTCACAGCACTACAACTACCACCAACACTATTTTCGTGAAGGCGCCCGGTTGGTATCGTTTGACAGCGTTAATAAATTTCGCGGCAAACTCTACAGGCCAACGTCAAATTCGGTTTGTCCGTAACGGCGTTACGGTTGATCGTAGCACGGCTGTAGGCTTTGGTAACGCGTCTGCTGATACAGTGATAGTCTCAAACATAATCCAATACGCTGAAGCTGGAGACAGTATCCGTATTGAAGCCTTCCAAGGCAGCGGCGGCGCGTTGAACGTAAAAAACAACGAAAGCCACTTTTCTATCGAATTGATCGGAGGGTAATCATGGCTGTTAACATCAGCAACATCATCCCGGCCAAGACCGCGGAGAACACGCAGACGACGCAGTACACGTCGAACGGCGTGCAGACGATCATCGACAAGTTCACGGCAACCAACTACAGCGCCTCGGCTGCGACGATCAGCGTCAACCTGGTGACTCCTGCGGGCAGCACCGGCAACGACAACTTGATCGTCAAGACCAAGACGCTTCAGGCCAGCGAGACCTACACGTTCCCGGAACTGGTCGGCCATGTGCTGCCCAACAACGGCTTCATCTCGACCATTGCTGGCACGGCGTCGGCGATCAACATCCGCGCGTCAGGCCGACTGGTTAGCTAATGGCTACCGTAGTCCGCCCTATGGTCGAGGAAGACCTACCGGCTTACGTCGAGATGGCGGCGGCGTTCCATGCCAATATGCCGGCAAGCAGCATCATTCCGTTTGACCCAGACGGCACCGCAGCGTTCTTGTCGAACTTGATCGACAAAGACAATTTCTTGGTGTTGCTGGCGGAAGTCGATGGCGTACCTGTCGGCATCGCCGGGGCGGCGCTCTACCCCATGTACTTCAGCCCCGGCAGTTCTGTCGTGCAGGAGATGTGGTGGTGGCTATCACCGAAGCACCGCGGCAGCGGCGCGGCGCAGAGTATGTACAAGCGCATTGAAAATTGGGCTGTTGAAAATGGCGCGGTTGCGGTATTTATGATAGCGTTGCATGATGTGAATGTCGAACGCATGGCAAAAATGTACGCTCGTTCCGGTTTCCGCCCGATGGAGCGCACATTTATAAAAGGATTGGTGTAATGGCTGTTGCCTCCGCCCTTATCGCAGGAACTGCCGCGCTTGCTGGCGGCGCAATCGCAGCCGGCGGCGCCAAGAAAGCCGGCAACATCCAAGCGCAGGCCGCGCGCGAAGCGCAGGCCGCAAACGAACGGGCGTTGGAGCGTCAGATCGCGCTGCAAGAGCCGTTCCGTCAAGCTGGCCTTACCGCGCAAGAGCAGATCATGCAGTTGCTGGGGATCGGCGGCGATGCAACGGCGGCGGGCTACGGCAGTCTCGCCAAGCCGTTTGGCCAGACTGACTTTCAGCAAGACCCAGGCTACGCCTTCCGCCAAGCGGAGGGCATGAAGGCGCTGGAACGCAGCGCGGCAGCCCGCGGCGGTTTGCTGTCTGGCGGCACCATGAAGGGCATCCAGCGGTTTGGGCAGGACTTGGCCAGCCAAGAGTACGGCAACGCCTTCAACCGCTACCAGATCGAGCGCAGCGCACGTCTGAACCCGCTTCAATCGTTGATGGGTTCCGGCCAGTCGGCGGCTAATGTCACGACGGGCAATATCGGTCAGGCTGGGCAGAATGAAGCATCTAACATTTATAACGCCGGGCAAGGCCGCGCGTCTAGTTACGTCGGTCAGGCTAACGCGCTGGGCGGGGCGTTGGGCAGCATCGGCCAAGCGGCGGCGTCGTACCCGCTGATGCAAGCGCAGATGAACTATTTTAATTCGTTGGCCGGCGGCGGCGGCGGCGGCGGGGGTGGTTCGGTTATTCAACCTTATGCTGCGCCGGGGCTTAACGTACCTAACACTTATATGCCTTCAATTACGGTTCCGCGGGTTGGCGGCTAACTAAGGACGGACAATGGCTAACCAAGCAATCGCCCTTCAATCCCGCGCACCGCAAGGTAACTTTTTGGCGCCTGCGATCCAGCAGGGCGCGCAGTTCATCAACATGATGTCGCAGCAGCGCGCTGCTGAACGTCAGGCGGCGGTGCAGCAGCAGCAGATGGAAATCCAGCGGGCAAAAGAACAGCGCGACATTACGCAGGCGCAGATTGACAACGACGGTAAAAAGATTGATTTTTACACCAAGCGCGCCGGCCAGACCATGAACGCCGCTGGGTATGAGCTTTTGCTGCGCGACATGGAAAAGGACTCGCCGGCGTTTGCGGAGGCTTTTCGAGCCAATTTGCCGCCGGAAAGATTTGACCGCAACGAATTGCTCAAAATGGTCGGCAGCGTCGGCGACAATTTCAAGGCGACCTACGGCCCGCTGGAAACGCAAGTCGTTCAAAAAGACGACGGAACTTTTATGGTCACGCGCACCGGCGGTTTTGAGAAACCTGGTGCGTTTGAAATTCCAGAATATAAATTGGCCCCCGGCAGTGCAGCGCCTCCCGCCCCGCCCGCGATGACACCGACAGCGCCATCGGCGCCTGCTACCGCAACCGGCGGTATGTTCCGTCCCGCAGCGTTCTCGCCAAATCAAGGCGCAGACCCGCAGGCCGCACTGCTGGCGTCGCTGAACGAAGCAAAGCAAACGGGCCAAATCGGCGCTGACGTTGTTGAACAACTTCGCCAGTTGGGCGGTCCGCAAGCCGGCCCTCGCGTCGATGCGTTCCTCGCACAGAACAACATCAAGGTCGCGCCGGGCGGTATGCGTAGTGCCGTCTACCGTCCAGAGGGCGGCGCGCCAATGGCGCAGCAAGTGCAGTTCGACCCGAACGCATATGTGGCTACTGGCCAAGCAGCGCGCGGTAAACCGCTGATGCAGTCACCCATGCCTGGGTCGGCTATCGTGCCTCTTACCCGCGTCAGGGAAGAAGCGGCGGCGGGGCGTCAGACGCCTGCTGAAGCGGCTGCGGTTGCGTCGGCCACCGCGACGGCTACCAAGGCCGCGGAGCTTAAAGCGGAACAGGCCAAGAAGCTGCCGGCCAAACGCCAAGTGTCTTCGCTGCTGCAAAAACTTCGCAACGCATACGAGACGCTCAACACGGCGGAAGCTATCCCGTCATCGGAACGCGGCGCGTTTGCAAACGTGTTTGACTATCTGTCCACCACGGGGGCGGGGCGTGAAGTCCAACGTGCGCTTGGCACCGCAGCTAACAAGCCGTTGAATGAGATCACCGGCGCGCGTAAGTTGCTGGCTACGGCAATCAAAAACGCCACGGGCATGTCCGCGCAGGAAATGAACTCAAACGTCGAACTGCAACTGACGCTGGACGCGCTGACCGATCCGACGCAGGGTTATGAAAGCGCCATCAGCCAACTTGATACGCTGGAGCAACTGTACGGTGCCGGCGGCGCTCAAACGCCGCCCGCAGCACCGGCGGGCAAGAGGCGCGGTACGCCGACCGGCGTGGATATTAACAATCCGCTTTTGAAGGGTTGAGGATATGGCCACCGCGTCAGAAATTCTTAACGACCCCAACTACATCAACGCCAACCCCGCCACGAAGCGGGCGATTTTTGAACGTCGTATCGCCACGCTGCCTGAGTACCGCAACGCGAACCCGGCAACGCAAAAGCAGATACAGACCCGGTTCGGCGTTTCTGCCGCCGCCAAAGCTGCGCCGGCGCCGGGGCCTGAAGTATCTGGTGCAGAAGCAGCCGTGCTTGGGTTTGAACGCGGCATGAAGCCTGTAGCAGAGTTTGCCCGAAGGTTTGACCCGCTGGCGTATTTGATTGACGCCGCTGGTATTGGCGCAGGCACACGCAACCGTATTGAACAGCAGTTGTCGGCGGCGTCTCAGCAGGCGCAACAGGCGCGGCCAAACTATTTTGCTGGCGGCAAGATTGCTGGCGAAATTGCGGCGACTGCACCTGTAATTGCTGCTGGTGGTGGGATGTTAACTGCCGCCGGGCGCGGGATTCCGATTATCGAACGTATTGGCCGCGCGGTGTCCAGCGGTGGTATTGGATCGGGTCGCACCGCCGCGCAGACGGCGGCTATGCCGTTGCGGCAGCGCCAGGCGCAGCTTCTGGAACGTGCTGCTGGCGGTGGTATCGCCGGCGCTGGCGGGGCGGCGTTGGCCGGCGAAGATGTTGGCACCGGTGCGGAGTTCGGCGCGGCGCTTCCGGCAGTGGGTTCTATCGTCCGTAAGGTGGCCGGTTTGCTGCCCGACCTGACCAAGTTGCCGGCGTTGCAGGCGGCCCGTATTCTGCGTGAATCGCTGGGCGACAATGTTGATGCGGCTCGCGCTGCTCTTTCCGCGCTGCCCGCTGACGCGCAAGAATTGGTGCGGCAGACGCTGGTGAAGGCCGGCGTCGAGCCGCGCACGTTCATGGGTCTGGCTGCTGACGTGGAGCGTCTGCGCCCCGATCAGGCGGCGGGTATTCTGGAAGGCCAAGCCGCCGCCCGCGAAGCGCGGTTGGCTGGTGCTGCTGGCGGCCCCACCGCAACGGCGACGCGCGCGGCAACGGAAGTCGCACGGCGCGATGTCTCCCGCGCAACCGGGCCGCTTCGCGAAACAGCACTTGGTAATGTAAAAGCTACTAACGTTGCTGTTTCCGATGCAGAACGGTCGGCAGCGCAAGCGCGCGCGCAAGCGGATGAACAATCTGGCTTGGCCCGCCGCATGACGTTTGGTGCGGAACGGTCGGAAACGCGGCTTGGCCAAATGGATGACTTGGGTGAAGCGTTTGATCCGGCGGCTGTTGGCCGTGAACGCGGCATTGCTGGCGCCATGACGCAGCGCGGCGAGCAAGCCGCGCGCGGCGCTATTGGCTTGCGTCAGTCGGCGCGAGATATGGATGATATTGTTGCCGATTTGGCAGCGCAAGGCCGTGAACCTTTGTTGGCGGCTCCTTTGGTTAATACGTTGCGGCAGCAAGCCTCGGCGGAAGGCGTTCGCACTAGTTCTGCGCGCCGCGCGCTGCTTAAGTTGGCTAACGAAATTCAAGGCAGCGCCGATCAAAACGGTATGCTTAGTCCATATGATTTGTACACGCTCCGCAAAGAAGCTAGCGACATCGTTGAAAAATATGTCGCATCGTCGGCGCAGCCATCCACAGGGTCAAAAAAGCGGGCTGCGGGTTTGGTTATCGGGTTTAAAAACGCGGTTGACGAGGCGTTAGGCCCAGAATTTAAAGATTATCTGACGCAACATCAACTCGGTATGCAAAAAGTCAACATGCAAGAGTTGGGGGGCAAAGCCGCGCAACTGGCCAAGGACAGCCCGAACGAGTTTATTGCGCTGATGCGCGGTGAGCGTCCGCAGATCGTAGAAGATGTCATGGGCAGAGGCACTGGCCAGTACGACATCTACGGCATGGCACTGGCCGACCCCAACCGCTTCAGGGCGCTTCAGCAGTCGGCGGGCGAACTGGGCGTCCTCAACCGCATGGGCGAACTGAGCAGCCAAGGCCGCGCAGCAGCTACCGAACTGATCGGGCGCGAACGTCCGCTTGTCTCACGGGCGTTGACGCGCGTTGGTTTGTCGGCGTTCCCGCCGGCGCGTATTGGCGCGGACGCAGCGCAACTGGCGTTGGCCAACACTCTCCAGCCCAGAGTGCAGCAGCAGTTGGCAGAGGCCGCTGTCAGCGGGCCGAACGCACTGGCGCTGATAAACCAATATCCGTCGTCGCTGCGGATGTCGGAAGCGGTCAGCAACCTGTCGCCAGGTATGCGGAACGCCCTCGCGCAACTGCTGCGCGGCGGCACGATGAACTACAATCAGTGAGGCGCTGACGTGACGACTATCGACCAGACCGAAGCGCGGCTGAACACGCATGAGGAGGTGTGCGCCTTGCGGTATGACGGCATCTGTGCGCGGCTGAAACGCTTGGAGAATATCGGCGTGGGCGCGGCGGGTACGATCATCATGCTGCTGGTCACTATCGTAATGAGAATCGGCTAACCACCGCGGTCTGTTCAAAAGACTGCTCTGTAGGGTGATTCATGGCAGTCAATCAGTACGACGTTGACCCAGAGGGCGACGCCAAAATTGCTGAGTTAGCCGCCGATCTCGGCAGCCAGAACGCAGCAGCACTTCGACTGAACATCAGCCGGGCGGCGGTGCAGAACGCCTGCCGTCGCCATGTGGCGCGGACAGCCTCCGTTCTGTCGCTTGACAGGCCCAAGGCAGACCCACTGCCGCCAGCCGATCTGCCGTTTGCAGAGCGGTTGGCGCTGATGAAGAAGCGCAACGCCCTGCGGATTGCCCATGAACGGGCGCAAGCCTGGCAGACTGTGCGGATACCGATCAAAGGGCCATACGCCATCTGCTGGTTCGGCGATCCGCACCTTGACGATCCATACTGCGACTTGGTCGGCTTTGAGCGTGACGCCCGCATCTGCGCCGAAACCGAAGGGCTGTACGGCGCCAATGGCGGCGACAGCATCAACAACTGGGTGGGTAGGTTGGAGCGCCTCTACGGCGAACAATCCGCCACGGTATCAGAAGGCTGGGAACTGGTCGAGTGGGCGCTGAAGGATTTGGGCGTTGATTGGCTGCTGTGGATTCTGGGCAACCACGACACTTGGAACTACGGCAAACGCATATTCGACGGCATGAACACCGAACGCATCCTGATGCGCGACTGGGATGCCAAGCTGCAACTAGCGTCGCCGTGCGGCGGCATCACCCGCGTCTGGGCACGGCACGACTTCAAGGGCCACTCGATGTACAACGAGTTGCACGGCCTGAAGCGGGCGGCGATGATCGACGAACACGCCGACATCTACGCCGCGTTCCACCGGCACACGTTCGGCACCGGCCAGGGCGAGTTTGCCGGCGGGCGGCGTTACACGCTGGTGCGCGCCAAGGGCTACAAGGAAAGCGACGACTACGCGCTCAAGGGCCAGTTCGCAGAACAGCGCGCCGGGCAGTCGGTGGTCACGGTCATTGCGCCGCGCAACGGTGCGGCTCCGGCGATCAGCGTGTTCGAGGACGTGCAGGAAGGCGCGGACTTTTTGACCTACAAGCGCAGAAAGGCTGGGCTGTGATCGACCTTCTGTGGTATTATGTCTTCCGGTATGGAAAACGCATGAGCGATAAGCGATGAGCATTGTCCTTGGCCCCCGGTCTATCGCCCGTTTGCAGGACGTGCATCCTGACCTAGTGCGCGTTGTCCGCCGCGCTGCCGCGCTGTCCAGTCTGGACTTCACCGTGCTGGAAGGTTGGCGCGGGTTGCCTAGGCAGAAGCAGTTGCTGGCGCAGGGCGCCACCCGCACGCTGAACTCCCGGCACCTGACCGGCCACGCCGTCGATCTAGCGCCAATGATCGGCGGCACTGTGTCGTGGGACTGGCCGCTGTATCACCGTCTGGCCAAGATCGTGAAGGCCGCTGCGGCGCAGGAAAACGTCCCGATTGTCTGGGGCGGGGACTGGAGAACTTTCAAGGACGGCCCACATTGGGAACTACCGTGGAAGCAATATCCCAAAGGAGAGTGACATGAAGTTTGTATCTTGGCTTGTGAACCGGCTCAAAGAGCCAAGCACCTACGCCGGCGTCGCCAGCCTCGCGCTGGCTCTGGGCCTGTCGGACGCGCAGTGGGAAGCCATCTCGGCAGCGGTTGCCGGTCTGGCTGGGCTTGCCGCCGTGTTCCTGATGGAGAAGCCTGAAGCGTGATCAAATTCCTGACGCTCTTGCTGTCGCTGCTTGACCGCGTGTTCACCGAATGGGGAAACGCCAAGCTGCGGACGCAAGGGCGTCAGGACGCGCAGGAGCAACTTGATGCAAATGTTGCCAAGGCTGAAGCCGCTATGGACGCTGACGATCCCGCTCGTCTTGACCGGCTGCGTGACCGGTTCGACCGCGCTCGTCGGTGACTACTGCCGCATCGCCAAGCCGATCAGCTACGACAGCAAGACGGACACCGCTGAGACGGTCGCCCAGATAGAAGCCCACAATTCTAAGTGGGCGTGTGTGTGCGAAGCAGACTGTCCCGCCAGCGCAGCAAATACCAAATCGCCTTATTGATCTCCTGCACCGGGGCGTCCTTGTGGCCCAATCTGCTGACGTACTTTAGCGCGTTGCCGCGGCAATAGCCGGCAAACTCCTCTGGCGACAGCTTGGCCTGGAGGTAGTCAATCGTCTCGATACCGCCAACCTTGTAGTGGTCGGGATTGACTGCGTCCGTCATGCGCCCAGCCTCGCCATCAGTTCGGCGCGCTCCCGCGCGTTACGCAGCATGGCGTACCGCTGGTGCAGGCGCCGCACGATCCCGACGCGACGGCGTGACGCCATCTCGTCGTCCAGCAGACGCTTGACTTCGTCCTCCGACATGGACGTGAGCGTGGCGGCCAGCGACCGCCAATCAACCTTGTTCATTCTTTAACTCCTCCATCGCGATATCTGACACGGCACGCTTTTCGTGAAGGGCCGCCCAGATGCGTTCGTCAATTGTTTTTTCGGTAATCATCACATAGACCCACACCGCATGGGGCTGACCGCCGCGGTGCAACCGTCCGACCGTCTGCTCGTACAGTTCCAGAGACCACGGCAGCGACACGAACACCATGTGGCAGCCGCCGTGCTGGAGGTTCAGGCCGTGGCCGGCAGACTTGGGATGCACCAGCAGCAGTTCGACCTTGCCGGCGTTCCACCGCTCGATCACGTCCTTGTCCTCGATGGTCTGGGCGTGCGGGAAGCGCCGGCGCAGTTCGGCCAGTTCCTCCTGGTAGTTGTACACCACGATGGTGTTGGCCCGCTGGTTTTCTGCCAGCAGTTCCTCCAGCCGGTCAAACTTGTGGCTGCTGAACCAATGCACCGGCAACGGTCCCTCGCGGTTGTAGACGAACCCTGACGCCATCTGTTGCAGCTTGGTCGTCACCGACGCGGCGTTCTGGGCGATGACGCGGTCTTCGCCAAACTTGACCACGTAGTCGCGCTTCATCTTCTCGTATGGCCCGCGGTCTGCAAGCTGAACCCGCGTCTCGACGACATGACACGGCGGCAGCTTGTCCTTGTAATCGCCTGGGTCAAGCACGAACGTCGCCGGCTTGATCCGCGCCATCACCTGTTCCAGCGCGCCGGGCGCCGGCGTCCACTGGCCGAAGTCGCGGTTGATGCAGATAAAGTACTGCTGGAGGAACGCGCCCTTGGCGCGGCCCAGCAGCGGCTGGTCGATGATCTTGCACTGGCCGAACACATCCTCAAGGCCGTTCGATGTAAACGACCCGGTCAGACCCCAGCGCACCCGGATTGGCTCCAGCAACTTCTCCAGCGCCTTGAAACGCTTGCCGCTGGGGTTCTTCAGCCGCGTCAATTCGTCAAAGACAATGCCGTCGAAGCCGGTCAAATCCTCTAGCTTATCCAGGTTGTCGTAGTTGATGACGACGACGGACGCATCGCTGTCAAGCGCCGCTTTACGCTGCGCCGGAGTGCCGACTGCCAGCGCGGGAGTGATGCCAGACCACTTCGGTGCCTCGACCGGCCACACGTCCGTGCAGACGCGCTTGGGCGCGACCACCAGCCACCGCTTGACCAGACCGTCGTTCAGCATCGCCTGCATGGCCGTCAGCGTGATCGCGGTCTTGCCGGC